TGCTGCTGTACCTTGGCCTGCGCTGAAACCAGCGAACAATGCGATAAGGTCTTTGTCCATCTTCTTAGCAACGGCTTCACCAAGGATGCGGCCTAAGTCACCAGCAACGTCACCCATTGCAGATTTAGCAGCCATATCGGTCAACAAGGCTTGAACGCCTGCTTCTGATACAGTGATTGACTTGCTAGTAGTTGAGATTGCAGTGCTAGACATGTCGGAACCTTCCGTCAATGCAGCAGCAGTGGTTTCGCCATAGACAGGAACTTGCACGACTTTGCCAGCTTCGCCAGAAATGTCATAAGTAGTAACGAGGTTACGAACAAGGGAGGTTTCTTGTGAAACGAAGATCGCTTCTTTAATGATATTGCTAAACAGATCGTCTAGCGTACTAGTAGTTGATGCTGCCATTTTGGGCCACCTTACAGTTAGTTATGCAAAGCGGCCGAAATGGATACACCTTGCTTTTTTAGTTGGGTTTGATATAGCCACCTGTCATACGACCGCGACCAATCTTGCTACGATGTTCAGCATATTCTGCTGGATTCATATCACCCACCGATTTAAGCCTCGATGTATTGCTACCTACGCTACCCGCGCTGCCTGCGCCTCCTAGAGAAGCCTTGACGAAATGCGGGTTTGTAGTAAGGAACTCACCGACTAATTGATGGACAGTCAGCGGAGAACCATCATCACTGTATCGGGTACTTCCTTCGTTATCCAATACTTCTGCCCTTCCTTCTGTATTTAATCGAACTTTACCCTTTAAAAGCTCGGTAACTTGGCTTGGCGCTACGGCTTGACCTGATTCAGCAGCCCGTAATAAAGCTCCATCGACCTCGTTATTAGTTACTAATTTGCTCAATCGAGAAATTTCAGCGTCTTTCTTCTCGGCTTGTAATTTGATCACCTTCTCAAATTCACCCTTAGCTGTGGCTTGTTCTACTTCGGCATTAGCTTGCTGCTCTTGCCATTTGGTAAACTGATCAACGTCAACGCCCTCGTATTTCTTTTCAAACTTGCGCCTTTCACGTCCTACACGATCAGCGACAATTTTATCGACCTCACCCTGCGTTAATGTCTTTTCTGGTTCTGTTGGTTCAATTACTTCAATTACTTCTGCTGCTTCACTCATACGTCTTCCCCTAATTGTTGGTAATCTAATGTCATAGGCTCACCCTCACAGATGCAATCCTCGACTAATTCTAGCCACTCAAGGCTATCCCAATGGATGGGCGCTTCGATGGTGGGTGGATACTCACCGAATAACACTGTGTAATGAGCAATGGCTTCGTTATACCTCTCCGCTACGACAGGGTTTTCCAAATCAATATCTTTCATAGTTAATCCACCACCGCAGCAAAGTGATGCCGACAGTTATAACCACCTCTAACAATGAACGGATCGCCAGATGATTTACCCTTCCAACTTCGGCTAGCCCACTCATCTCGTATCTCTTGAGTCGTCATAATCTGCCCGTCATGCTCGATACACCAATCCCGAGAGTCTTTGATTACATCCCCATAATATTCCCACCGTTCAATCTCTAAATCAGCCACAATAGCCATATTAGCTGAGGCGCTAAACTGCATGAGTGCGTCATGGGCATAGCTGTTGGCGTACCGTCTAAGGTTGTTGCCTAGCCTGTCTCGTGAGTAAGTTGAATGAAGTAGATCAATGGCTTTGTTAACCTGTGCCGCTTTGGTCGCGTCATCTTTATTCTTGCTGATGAAATCAACCAGTGCTTGGGCCTCATCATCATTGCTTTGAATATAAACACCGTTAATCGCGTGTCGTATAGCTTGCACAGTTTCGTTAACGGCTCGGCCTGTTAGAGTGGATTGATAGACCTCACGCGCCATTAGCTCTAGGTGGGCGTTTGCAATCTCTTCAAAGCCCTGAAACGACATTAATTTCAATTGACGGATAGACTCAGATTGAGTGGCAGTCAACACCCCAGTATTTAGAACCTCTTGATATAAGGTTGCTAGCGTACCTACCGACTCATCATAACTATCAACAATGCTTTGAGCGTTGTTCATAAAGTTATTAGTCATGGCCTGCTGTAATTCCTGTCGAGCCAATATTGCGGCTTCTAGGTCATGCAGTTTGCCGCTGTTCACTGGTAGTGCGGTCACGATTGAGGCCGCTGCATTCTCTAGCTCTACCAATGCCTCATCCATTAACTGGCTATGTAAGATAGCTAATCGGTCAAGGTTATCAATATGGGCTTCTCTACTCATTCAGCCACCACCGCTTGAGGCTTCACTACTACGTCACCGCCTGCCATTGGGTTAAGCCCTAGATCATTACGGGCCTCGTTCTGAGTCACTACACCACCATCAATGTGATACTTGTATATTTGGCCCTTTTCAAACTGACCTAACTGCTCTGTGCCTTGCTCAATTTCATACACTGCATTTACCAAGTCCTCATCGTTAAGCACAAGCTCTGCAATGGAGCGGTCTACACCCTGCATAAACGTCTTACTCGCCACACCGCTAGCCCTCGCTTTCTGTAGGAACTCTAGCTCTGTACCGTAATCACGCAAATCAAAGGTGTTCGGGTAGTCAATAAGAATCTCTGATTGAACGCCCTGCCACCGCATGAAAAAGTTCCATATCTGATCTTCTGTTAACTCACACAAGCCAGCCTTTTCAGATAGCTTGGCGTTAAGTAGTTGGAACTCAGTTTGTAGTGCAACACCTGACTTGGTTTGTGCGTCTGTCGCTCGTACAGCGCCCATGTGAGTCATGCGGTTAATGGCTTCAACCTTATCGGTGATACTTGCTCTGATTGCGTCTAGGTTGCCACCGCTTGGCTGGAGTAAGTACGGCTTGAAGTCGTCATTTTCTTCAACGTCAATCACACTACCAGCACCCGCGCCTGCCTCTGTTGATGCGGACTTCACTAGGCTTGGATGATTAGAGATGCGAATCAATTGCTCGATCTCAGACAGCTCGTTATAGATAGCACGTTGCATATAGGCTACGTCTGTAATGTCACTCACACCAATACCGCGAACAGGTGAACGATTACCGTATAAGCAAACGGCTGGTATTACGCCTAGTGGGTTGTCCATGCTCTCGATGATCTTGAACTCTTCACCCTCAACTTCATAAAGTGCAATGTCTTCTTTAGTCCATACCCTAATGAATGACTTATCACCCTCCACGTTCTCGCGCACCTTGAGCATCGTTAGCTCATAGCGCCCATTGCTTGCTCTGTCATAGCGCCAATCGAGTACGTTTTCAGGCGTGATCATAGTTAGGTATGGCCTAACCTCTTGGGCTAGCTCATCAGCGCGGGTGTTAGCAACAACGGCAGGCTTATCCATCATGAGCCAAACGTGACCATAGATACCCGACCACACTTGCGCATCACTCATGAACTGGTTAAGGCTGCGCCCATCCATATCAGCATCTTTGATAAATGATTGCAGAGCTTGATCTTCAACTAGATTGCCAAAGTTACGCGTTGGAGGTATACGCCATAGGAATGACGAATAGATGCTGATCACGTTCTTACAATGGTTATCAACAGGGGTGAGATCTAACCGCTTTGCGTATTCTTTCTTGTCTTCAAGTACATACTTGAGTAGGTATTGCCCGTCACGGTAGTCATCACCGCCTAGATAAGAGCGCAAAAAGAACTCCCATTTGGTAGCGTTAGCTTCGTATGAAGTATGTTTATCAGTGATGTTCATTGCTTTAAGTCCACCTAGTTGGTTGTCGTTCTGCGCGGTCTTTACGCACAGGAAATAAATAATCCACACAATAACCAAGAGCGTCATTCATGTGGTCTAGCCCCGAATCCTTATCCGGCTGAGAGGTTCCTTCTTTGTAGGTGTGTCTCTCAAGCCCTTTAATAACGTGTTTGCATTTAGGATCAACGAGCAAATATCGTTCTCCTGCTTTAGTCTTTAGGCGGCTGTTTACCGCGTTTATTCTGTCCCTTACTGGCGTATGCGCTGGCCTAACCTTAACCATAAAGCCTGCGTTTTCGAGTATGGATAGATCCGTCTTGCCGCCTGCGCTTGTCTTGCGTTGTCTTGCTGCTGGGTCAGGGTAGATAGTGATGGGTCGATTCGGATAACGATGATGTATCTCATCTGCCATTTCGTCAGTGTTTGACCCATGTATCACGATCTCATCGATTGCGTGAAGGTCATTCTTGTTGCGTGTAAACACCACAGCGCTCATAGGATTGATGTTAAAATCGACTCCAATATGTAATGGCATTAACGAATTATCTTCTGCTTTCTTCACTGACTGCTCACGCTCAAAGTTGTAATAAATGATCCCTGAGTAGTTAACAAACTGGGCTAGATACTCCTGGTTAAAAGTGCGCTCATCTAAATCACGCTTTGCCGACTCAATCTCTTTCTCATGGACGTTGCCACCGTCAAGCGTTGTGTATTGAAAACTAGACCATTCCTCACGCCCATCAACACCATCCACCCATATGTCATAGAAGTGGTTTCGCCCCTTCGGTGAGCCAATGAATAACGCGCTACCCTCTTTGTCAGATAGGGTTGGGCGTAATACCTCAGTCCATGCCGTGATCTTCATATCTGCGAACTCATCTAGCACAATGAAATTCAAACCAACACCACGTAAGCTGTCGGGATTATCCGCACCTTTAAGGGCTATGATTGACCCGTTAAGAAGCCGTATCGATAGCTCGCTTTCATTCTTCTTTTCGATGTATTCTCTTGGTATAAAGTCACAAAGAAATAACCATGCGATCTGCTTACTGGCTTTGTACGTTGGAGCCACATACCAACAGTGGCGACCATTGCTTAGTAGCGCCTGCCTAACCAGTTCAACAATGGCTAAGTGAGTCTTACCAAAACGTCTGCCTGCAACGACTACACGAAACCTTGTATTATCACTAAACACTTTAGATTGGGCTTTAGTCAGCCGCATAGAGTCCGACTTCCAGTGGCGGTAGAGTAGTGACCGCTGCCTCAATCTTATCTGTCTGACCTAGCCAGTTCTTTCCAAGCCATATCTGCATAGCCACACTTCCATCAATCGCAGTCGTGAATTGCTCCCTGCGTAGGCTCCGCTTGCCGTCAGCCCTTTTTTGTTCGATATACTCCGAAAAAAGCATACCCTTTTCACGCTTACACGCACTCGCTAAGGTGTCATAATCAACACTTAAAACGCCTGCCATTTCCTCACCAGTGCATTGAATGGCGCACATACCATTAACCTGTTCCCAATCAATAGGAATCGTTGTACCTATCGGTCTACCTGTCATGGTTTTCCCTCACTAACCCCAATATAGTTTCTATGTCTTTCACTGCGATTCCCTTTGCGATCATATCGGGCGTACAACGGTACACGCGCCACCCATCCATCAGAGCTGTGTTGTACTTCTCCATATCTTTAATGAAGCCTGAGCCACGCGTATGCCGCCCTCCTGACCATACACCGCCTTCCACTTCGATAGCCAACTTATGAGCAGGATATGCGAAGTCAAAACGCCACTTACGTATCGCATGGAATCGATGTTCTCGTACTGGCTCTGGTAGCTTCACCGCTCGTATTTGTAATGCTAACGATTCCTCTGCTTTACTAACGCCCAATGATCTGCCCTCTGAGTGATCTCACATCGTTAATAGTCTGCTCTAACAATGTTAGCTCAGTACCGAAAGCCGCCTCCCAAGTTTCTTGTCCAGCATGTACCGCAATGCCGTACCCTCCAATCCTGTGATGTGGTGGGCAAAGAGGTATGACTTCGTAGTTGCTAGCCCTTTGGCTCATGCCTTGCCCTTTGCGTATATGGTGTATCTCTGCGGGACTTTCCCCGTAACCAGCGTTGCGACATACCACGCATCCCATGCTAGCCACATCACCCATATGTAAAGCCTCAGCCTTTTTCATTTTCTATTCTCAAAGTATTTAGGGAAATCTGTAAATTTGTACCGAAGCAGGTCGAGAGCCATTTCCGTATCCCATCCATCACCAGTACAGGCGATTTCATATAACTGGCCTGTATCATGCCGCCAAGTCGCTCGCGTTTCTGACAGGCTTTTTATGCCTAATTCCATTTTCTTAGACCAGCTTCTGATAGTGGTGTAATTGATCCCCGTAGCCCGCTCTATAATCAAGTATGTATGACCATTCGCCAGCATCTTCATTGCCTTGGCTCTTGCTACTTCGTCAATCACTATTAGTCCCTGCTAGGAAATGGAACGTAAACACCAAACTTGTCTGAAAGGTGGCGGTTGATAACGTCATAGATTTTAGTTATCTCATGGGTTTTGAGTTGGGTTAATGACTTCTTATCAAACTTAATTTCTTGAATAGGCTGCCACATAAACCGCCTAGCCGATTCTTTTGACCAAGGAATATCAACCCCTGCTTTCAGCGTCTTGACCATATCCAGACCACGCCCATTCAACTCTTTAGAGAGTAAATCGCAGTAAAGGAAAACTGATCGAT